GTAAAGTATCCATGCCCATTAGGAGTCTTATTTCATTTATAGGATTCACTTGTGTTGCTGCCTTCACTCTTACACAGATCTACGGTCGCCTTGGTGCTATTGAGATCAAAGTATCTAAAAACTACGAATGGGTACAGAACTTTAAACCACCTGCAGATGTACAAGATGCAGTAAAACGAGTAAGAGAATTAGAACTACAAATGGCAACACTTAAAGCTTGTAAACAATGAAAAAGAAAGCCACAGAAGATCAGTTTAACGAACTTCATGGGCTTGTTACTAAAGAATTCCTCTCCCGTATTAAATCGGGGGAGGCTTCTACTGCTGATTTAAAAGCAGCTTGTGACTGGCTCAAAACTAACGACATTAGTGGTATTGCTGTAGAAGGTAATCCACTTGATCAATTAACTAAACTTATGCCAACTGTTGACCCTGAACTTGTCCAACGGAGGCTACATGGGAAGACCTACTAAACATTCAGGTCCTAAATACGCTAATGGTAACTATAAGTCTTACCAAAAGAAATTAGATGCTACACCCAAACAACGTAAAAAAAGGGCTGCTCTTAACGCAGAAAACCGTAGACGTGGTACTTATGGAAATGGTGATGGTAAGGATGTGTCTCATAAAACAGACGGATCTACTACACTTGAATCCATGAAAATTAACCGTGCCCGTGTCGGTAAAAAACGTAAAAAAGCATGACCCCCTTACTTCCAACTCCTGACCACTACCTTTATAACTTAATAGCCATGACCTCTCCAGAAGCAAAGCGCCTGTGGAGGCGCTCTATTAAGGAACACTTCGATCACACTTGTATTTATTGCGGTAAAACCTATGACCTTAGCCAACTATCTATTGATCATGTTCGTCCTCGTTCTAACGGAGGAGAAGATATCGAAACAAATGTCGTGTGTGCTTGTACCCGTTGCAATCAGGAAAAAGGAAGTACTAATGTCCTCACTTGGATGAGACATAAATTTGGAGTTAATAAACTCCGTGAAAAACTAATTATGGAGTATATTAATTAATGGCTGGTAAGTATGAAACTAAGTTAAATGCTGACAGACAAAAACTAAAAGATGCAATTAAAATTCTAAACGATAAACGTAGTAAGACTTCTGATTCTAAATTAAAAAGACGTTTAAATAGTCAGATTAAATCAAAGACTAGAGCATTAAACGATCTTAACCAACGACCTGCTGGTATGCGTACCGGTATTGACCCTAAAGGTGGTTTAAAAAAACGCATACCTACACAACCTACAAAACAAGCACATCATTTTGGTAGTAGCCTAAATAACGCTGGTCCTTTTTTTTCTGATTTAGATCCAGCAGAAAAACTAATTATGGAACATGCCATGGCTAAATATGGTATTGTTCCGGGTGATGTGACAATGAATAGGCTTGATATGTATACTGATTTACATCAAGCTGGTATTCATAAATTAGAACGTGATTTAAATTTAGAAGGTAAGGAATACTTTAAACCTGGTTCTAGTTTTCAAGAAAAGTTAGATGCTGTAGAAGCTTTTGCTACAGATCAACGTTATCTACGTCAGATTGCAGAAGAAGCTCAATTTAAAGCTGATAATGAATTAGGTGGTCTTTCTCGTAGAGTAGAAGCTACTGCTACACCTGAAGCAGCTGAATCTTACCATGATATTGAAAGACGACGCCTTACAGAAACTACTAAAGATATCAGAGAATATGCTCCTGAGATTCACGCTTCTACTGGTACTCAATATGCGCCTGATATTACAGATAGACCTAGACTAGATTTAAGTAGTGGTAGTATTAAAGTAGGTACTAAAGGACTTGTCGGTAGAGGTTTAGCTAGATTAGCCTTACCATCAGCACTAGGTGGTGCAGCTTCACTAGCTTTAGGTGCAGGTGATGTACAAGCTAGAGAAGAACGTGCTGAACAAGACCCTAGTTTTATTAATAACTTACAAGCTGGTCTTGCAAGAACTGAACAGGCAGCTGATGTAGCAGGTTTAGTACCTGGTCCACAGACTGCTGTTGCTGAACCTGTTGGTTTAGGTGCTGGTTTAACTAACATAGCTATTGATGTTGCTCGTGATCCAATGGGTACATTAAAAGCTGTTGGTGGCAGCCTACAATACCTTGCTAATGAATTCGTCCTCAGAGGCGCTATGACGGCCCCTTAACTACCCACACGCTAGATTCTACCTATGAACACTTTAGACCTCCTTAAAGACGATTTTAAGCTATTCCTACAGGCATTATGGACACAGTTGGACCTACCATCTCCAACTCGTGCTCAATATGCTATCGCTGACTACCTACAACACGGTCCCAAACGACTACAGATTCAAGCCTTCCGTGGTGTAGGTAAGTCTTGGATTACTGGTGCTTTTGTTCTATGGACCCTATTTAAAGATCAAGAGAAAAAGATAATGATTATCAGTGCTTCTAAAGAACGTGCTGATAACATGTCTATCTTCCTACAAAAACTAATCATTGAGACACCTTGGCTTACACATATGAGACCTAAAGGTGATGATAGCCGTTGGTCTCGTGTTAGTTTTGATATTGTCTGCCCTCCTCACCAAGCACCCTCTGTTAAATCAGTTGGTATTACTGGTCAGCTCACGGGTAGCCGTGCAGACCTAATGATCCTAGATGACATTGAAGTTCCTGGTAACTCAATGACTGAACTCATGCGTGAGAAGTTACTTCAACTCTGTACTGAAGCAGAGTCTATCCTTACTCCTAAAGATGACAGTAGAATTTTATTCTTGGGTACACCCCAGACCACCTTTACAGTGTATAGAAAGTTGGCGGAGAGGGCGTATCGTCCATTTGTGTGGCCAGCCCGTTACCCTAAGAAGATATCCAACTACGAGGGGCTATTGGCTCCACAACTCCAAGAAGATTTGGATGCCGGTGCCACCACCTGGATGGTAACAGACCCAGACCGCTTCGATGAAGAAGATCTGGTAGAGCGTGAAGCGTCAATGGGACGGTCGAACTTCATGCTACAATTCATGTTAGACACGAGCCTATCTGATGCTGAGAAATTCCCACTTAAATGTGCTGACCTTATTGTCACTAGCGTTAACCCTACTGTTGGTCCCGAGTCCGTTGTCTGGTGCTCAGACCCAGCAAACATCATCAAAGAACTCCCAATTGTTGGACTACCTGGGGATTATTTCTACTCTCCGATGCAGCTACAAGGAGAGTGGGATAATTACACGGAAACAATATGTTCGGTTGACCCGTCGGGCCGTGGCTCGGATGAAACAGCTGCAGCTTTTATCTCCCAACGAAACGGTTTTCTGTACTTGCACGAAATGCGTGCTTACAGGGACGGATACTCCGACAAAACTTTACTCGATATTCTAAGAGGTTGTAAGAAATTTAACGTTACTAAGCTTCTTATCGAGACTAACTTTGGTGATGGAATGGTTGGTGAACTATTCAAAAAACATCTCCAACAAACTAAACAACTTATAGACATCGAAGAGGTAAGAGCTAATGTCAGAAAAGAAGACCGGATCATTGATTCTCTTGAGCCTGTACTTAACCAGCATCGTTTGGTTGTTGACCGTTCTGTCATCGAGTGGGACTTCAAATCAAACCCTGACGCTCCCCCTGAAGAGCGGCTCCTTTACATGTTATTCTACCAAATGAGTCGTATGTGTAGAGAAAAAGGTGCAGTTAAACACGACGACAGATTAGACTGTCTCGCTCAAGGTGTTAAATATTACACCGATGCACTCTCTATCTCTGCTTACGAACAGATGAAGACAATAAGACAAGAATCTTGGGCAGACCAAGAGGAAATGTGGCGTGATGACCCCCAACAAGCTGTTAATGAAATGGCTTTTGGTATGTCTTTAGAACAACGAAAACGTGCTAGAATGCTAAAAGGTAAAAAGTCAGTCCACACCTGGATTTAACCCAACCACTCATGTATAGGCAGAAGGGAAGGGTGGACCCGACTGCTGACAAGGGGGAAAAGACATCTTCGATGCCTTCCCCCCTTTTATTAATCAACCCTGAATGTTGATTCCGTAAAGACCACCAAAAGACAAAAAGACACAATCTCTCTAATATTAACTAGTTCTAAATAACATCTTTCTCCCCTTAATGGAGAACTAAGTTATACTACTACTAATCCCCCACCTAATTAATGAAAGTAATAGAATTTGATGGTAATGTACAAGACTGTTCCTTTACCTATCATAGAACACGTGAAGGCCCTAACTTCTTCGTTTCTCACTACAAAGGTTCCACTCAAGGTCATAATGATCCTAAAGAATGCTGGCGTACCCTCGGTGTAGCTAAATTTACTGACTCCGGTAAAGCTCTAAAAGAATGGTGCCTCTCTATGGATGAACAATATGGCGTTCAAGAAGCGGAGGCCGAAGGCCGGAGCGACACTTCCTTTGCATCTGAAGTGTTAAATGAAGACAACACACGCATGGTTACATGATTAGCATTCTTTTGTCGATGCTAGTCGTTTGTA